CGAGGCAGCCAGCTTCGAGTAGTCGCCCGAGGCAGCCAGCTTCGAGGAGTTGCCCGAGGCAGCCAGATTCGAGTAGTCGCCCGAGGCAGCCAGATTCGAGTAGTCGCCCGAGGCAGCCAGATTCGAGTAGTCGCCCGAGGCAGTTTCAGCAGCCGGCATGTCCTTCACGAACGCCAGCATCCACTTCACGGCTTCGGTAATGATCTGCGGCAGACCGATTTCAGCCTTCAGCGTGATGCGGCCAGCAGCGACCTTCGAGTCTTCACCATGGCGGCACAGTTCGCCGGAAAGCTCGACAGTGCAGAAGCGCGATTGCGTGAGATCGTAGTAGCCCCAGGTATCCATCGGATTTTCGCAGGCATGGAAACCAGATTCGCAGGCCACGACCTTGCCGTCATGCTCGTAGGTCTTGCCGATTTCGAACTGGAAATCGCGGCAGGTCAGGTCCTTGTTGAAGGCCTTGTATGCGACTACGACTTCTTGCTTTTCTTGCTCTTGCATTTTCTTCCCCTCGTGTTTTTGGTTGGTCACTGCTTGCTGCCGTAAAAGTTCGCAGCCAGATCGGCGTCATCCAGTGCGGACATGCGGTAGATGCACGCTTGCCCGCAGACTTCCTGACGCCTTTCGATCTGCAGCACATTGCCGAAGTCATCGATCACGTCGAAGACCATCGGGTAGCTGCGGTCGCCGTAGTGGTGGAGGATCACGATCCGGGGCCTCAATCTGCGGTGTAGTACCTGAGCACCACCTCGAACCCATCCGCCGTAGGACGCTGCGCCACCACGGCCGGCGAGCGATACGGATCGATCTGCGACATGCGCACGTCAGCTGCGCGGCGCACTGCGGCCAACTCCGAGCCGGAGAACGTGTATTCGGTCACGCGGCCCGAGCGCGTCTGGCGGCAGGTCACGTCGGGCAGCGGAGCAATGATTCCGCGCAGGGCCGACTGCATTACGGGGTGAAGGTTGTGCATCGCTTGCTCCGGTGGTTCGTTGCTTCGATGACTGCAGTATAGAAAAGCTGGCCTATAAGGTCAAGAAAAAGTGTCCCGAGAAGGCGCGGTTTTCTGTACCCCTTTCGTGGGGAGGCAGGAAAGTTAGAAAAACCGGACGAAAAAAAAGCCCGCTCGGAGGCGGGCTAGGTGAACGCGGGGAGAGCGTTACAAGGATGAGTCCCTGGTGTCGCCTCCCGGCTTCGCTTTGTTAAATAGGCGGAGTGTCCCTTCTTCAAGCGTCGAGATCGCGCGCGTTGCCCCGGAAGTCAAAAAACGATACACGTTGAAGCGACCGCCTTCCAAGGCAACAGCGAGGCCAATGGGATTTTCCGTCTGAGCGACCTTGTCCATGGTGTCGTGATTTGTGATCAGATAGCGATACTGCTTCGCGCCCGCATAGGTACCCACTTCTCTATCACACACAAGCGAAATGGTCGCCGACCCAATCTTTGAATTAATGAGGGTGGGTATTTCGGCGCCTGGTTCACATCGGGTCGCTGTCACCAAATACCAATAGCACATGCCGGTTCTTGGAAGGCAAGCCTTCATGAGCCCGCTCATGCTGTCATTGAATGACGCAACGTATAGGTTACCTTCGGACGTCGTGCCTGACTCCCAGTCTCCAAATTTCGCAGCGTTTGCGGTTTGGGATATCAGACATGCAGACGCGAAGGCAGCCTTCATCCATCCTGGCGCTTTCTTGGGCATGAGGATCGTTTTCTTCACAGACGTGCTCCCATCCAAAAGACGCGCCCAATTATGGCAACCAGATCTTCCTTGTCGGGCGTAACAAGGATGTCCGGGTATTTGGCCTTGTCCGGATTGTCTGAGACGATCCAAACGCCGCCGCCTATCTCTCTTCTAAGGCGTTTCACGAGGATGTCGTGCTCCAGACGTACCACATGGACCTCATTATTCGCAAGCTCGCGACGGCTGGTGTCCACCAATAGAACCGCGCCATCCGGGATACGCGGCTCCATGCTCTGGCCATCTGCGTAGATCACTACGGCATCGGCTTCGCTTACCCCACTCTGGCGCAGGAAGTCGCGTCGGAAGGCCAATCGTCCCTTTTCGGTTTCGTAGAATACCAAGTTACCGGCCCCAGCTGACGCCTTTACATCCAAGCGCCGCAGCATGGCGAAGTCAGGAGGCACGCCCTCAGTCTCTTCCAGTAGTTCGCTGTCGGTCCTATCGTCTACAGGCAACGGCATGCCGGTGATGCTCCGGATTCTCAGCATCTGCGACCAGCTCGGTTCGTGCCGCCCATTCTCCCAAGCAGACACGTTGGCCTTTGAGACGCCAAGGGCTTCGCCCATCTGCGTCTGCGTGAGATTTCCTTTCTCGCGCGCTTCGCGCACCCAGTCCTTAAGTTCCATGTTCGGAGGGTACAGAATCGCTTGACCATGTTGGGCAATATTGTCTTGACCGTTGATTCCACATTTTCTATACTTGGGCCAAATGTACTTGTGAGCGCGAGCCATGAAAGAACATCCCATTGATGTAGCTGCTTCGATTGTTGGGTCCAAAGCCGCTCTGGGCCGGGCTCTTGGAGTTACCAAGTCCGCTGTTGATCAGTGGACCGATGAGGACCGCAAAGTCCCCGCCAAACATTGCCCGGCCATCGAACGTCTTACTGACGGCAAGGTCCGGTGCGAAGACCTCAACTCGGAAGTCGACTGGAGCTATTTGCGCCACGGCACCGATCCCGTTTCCGTGTGAGGACTGCGATGACCACGGAAACAGTTTCGGCCGATGAGGTTGAAAGCGCACGGAAGTTGGCTGCACGCAATGAAGGCGAGGTTTTGCGCGCGGTTGCACGGGTGACGCAAGCGCATGCAGCGACTTGCATGGGCGTTTCAGCCAGCACGATCAGCCGCACGCTCGAAGACCTTCAACGCTGGTCCCAGCTGCTTGCATGCCTTGGACTGCAGATCGCTCCTGTCGGCTCGATGGTGGTCGACTCCGAGGATCTGCGGTCGCTGAAGCGCATGGCGCTCCGCTACTTGGAAGCAGACCTGCAGCAGATCGCCGCACAGGGGTAGCGCACAGTGAGCGTTGAGGCCATTGCCTGGGCGTTGAAACAGCCCATCAAACAATCGTCCGCCAAGTTTGTTTTGGTGGTCATGGCCAACTGCGCCGACGGGAAGGAATTCATCGCGTGGCCTTCCACGGCGTATCTCGCGGAGGCAACCGGGCAAGATCGCAAGACGGTGTTGAAGAACCTCACAGTGCTTCGTGAAATGGGCTTCATTGCCGACACAGGGGAACGCAAAGGCGATACGAAACAGATCCCCGTCTATCGGTTAAACGATCCCGAAATTGGGACTGTTTCGACGGTATCAAACAGTACCGAAAACGGGACAGTTAAACAGTCCCAAAAACGGAACAGTCCCAAAAACGGAATAGTCCCAATTTTCCCGTCAAACAGTACCGTTTTTCCCTTGAAACAGTCCCAAAAACGGGACACGGAACCGTCAGAAAAGGAAGGAACCGTAAATACTCCGTCGCGTGACCGCTCCGATGTGCTTGGTGTTTCGGAGTTGGTTGCGGAGGGTGTGGACAAGCAACAGGCCAAGGATTGGTTGACGCTCAGGAAGGCAAAGAAGCTTCCGCTGACGCCGAGTGCTTGGGACCACGTGAAGACCGAGGGCGGCAAGGTCGGGATGAATCCGGCTCAGACGGTTGCATACGCAGTGGGATCGAACTGGGCTGGCTTTAAAGCGATTTGGATGAATAACCAAGCCGCTGCGCCGCAACAGATGCAAAACAGATTTGCCGGAGCCAAGTAGCCATGACCCCCACCGGTGCCGCCCCGATCCTGCAAGCCCGAATTCAAGGCAAACGCCCCGCCGATCTGCTGATCGTGTCGATGGTCGGCAGGCTGAACGAGGTGAACCCGGTGATCCTGGCTGACGGCAACGACTGGCGGTTTGTGGAAGGGCTGCAAATCTGCGTGTTCACGAAGCGGGGCAAGCCGTTCCGCGAGTTGTGCAAGCAGATCGCCTACAACGGCCCGCAGGCGCTGTGGTTGTGGGACGTGGAAAACCGGGAAGGGGCGACGGTACGCCTGCTGCTGGACCCGGAAAAGATCGACAAGAAGCGCTTCACGATCGATGACTACGTGCTGGACATCGAACCGTGGGGCCGGATAGCAAACCGAGATTTTGAGGACGTGTGATGCAACTGCTCGATGATGATCTCGACCTGAGCGAATACCTGCAGGCACCGCAGGAAGCCCACAAGATCCGCAGCGCGGCGGATTGGGCGGACGACGTGATCAACTCGTTCTACAAGCCGCGTAACGCCCCGAATGCGGTTTTGGGGTTTTCCAAGACGGATTTCGACTTCGAGATTCGCCGCGGTGAGGTCACGCTGTGGGCGGGGATCAATGGCCACGGCAAGTCGCAGTTCGTCGGGCAGGTCGTGCTGAACCAGATCCTGCGCGCCCAAAAGGTCTGCGTGGCCTCGCTGGAAATGGCGCCGGCCCGGACAATGGCCCGCATGTCGCGCCAGGCTTTCGGTGACGACCGGCCGACCCAAGAGTTCATTCGCACGTTTCACCGCTGGACCGACGGCAAGCTCTGGCTGTACGACCACGTAGGCCCGTGCCGACCGGAAATCATCGTCGCCCTGATCCGCTACGCGGCAGACACGTTCGGGATCGACCAGTTCGTGGTGGACAACCTGACAAAGGTGGTCGACGGTGAGGACAACTACAACGCGCAGAAGGACTTCGTGAACCAGCTGTGCATGGTCGCCCACGATACCGGCGTGCACATCCATCTGGTCGCCCACGTCCGCAAGGGGAGGTCCGAGAAGGATCAACCCGGCAAGTTCGACGTGAAGGGCGCAGGCTCGATCACCGATCTGGTGGACAACGTGTTCATTGTCTGGCGCAACAAGGCCAAGGAAGAGGCGATCCGCGCCGGCAATCTGAACTATGACCGCAACGAGCCCGACACCATGCTCCAGCTGGAGAAGCAGCGCAACGGGGAAACGGAAGGCCACTACCGATTTTGGTTCCACCCGGCGTCGCTGCAGTACCTGGAGACGACCGGAGAAACCTCGCACCAGATCTCGTTTGGGAGCGACGAATGAGCACCGCCTTCCTGAACTACAGCGCCGGTATCTGCTTTCTGACCGTATCGGCTGTGCTGGTCAAGTGGGCTTTCCTATGACCGACGCAGAGTTCCAACGCATCCTGACGTGCGCTGATCCGGTGGCGCAGCACTGCCAGTGCGGCGCTTGCAAGGGCGGTGCTATCCACGCGAGCGACTGTGCTGTGCACAACGAGCCGGCGTATCGAAATGGGGCGTGTGATTGTGGCGCGATGGTTGGCGATCCGTGCCGCCCGCTCACCGATGCAGATGTCGATGCATGGCCGACAAGGAACGCAGAAACGGGTACGGCGCAAGCATCCCGCGCGCGCGAGAACGAGATTCCCGGAATGACGGTCGGCTTTTTCGTGCCGGGACAGCCCGTTGCGAAGGGGCGCCCGATTGCTGGCCGTGGCTACGGTGGTCGCGTGACGATGCGCACGCCGGAGAAGACGGTTGCCTACGAAGGGCTGGTTGCCCATGCCTGCCACGGTGCGATGAAGGGCATGGCGCCCATGTCTGGCCCGCTGAAGCTCGACATCGACATGCGCGTGTTGATCCCCGCCTCTTGGTCGAAGAAGAAGCAGGAGAAGGCGCGTGCCGGCATCGTACGGCCGACGAAGAAGCCCGACTTAGACAACGTGGTCAAGGGGCTGTGCGACGGCATGAACGGGATCGCATACGGCGATGACTCGCAGATCGTGCTGCTGACCGTTCGGAAGACGTACAGCGATGCACCTGGCGTCCAAGTGTTGCTGCAAATCCTGGAAGGGGAATCGGCATGAGGTGGCTACTGACATTCATCGGCGCCTTCGTGACTGTTCTCGCAATTGCCGGCGCGATGGGGATCGGCCACTTCCGAATCTATTACGGGCCGCATGCGCCCGTCTGTAAGACCACCAACTGACCAAGGGAGAACCCATGACCAATCCCAAGATCACCAAGTGCCCGAGCCCAAAGTACCCGGAATACCGCGCGGACAAGGCGCTGAGGATGGCTCAGGAGCGGGCTGCCAAGGTTCAACCGCCGATGATCTCGCTCGCATCCAAGGTGCCGAACTACCGGATTGGAGACTGATATGACCGCCACCCTGATTTTCACGGCCGGCCTGCTGATCGGCGCACTGTTGGGCGTATCCGTCATGGCGTTCATTCAGGGCGCGGCTAGGCTTGGCGAGGATGACTTGCCGTTTGACCGTGTAAAGGTCGACCAGGACGGCGAAAGCACCCCCGCGCGGAACCAGTGGGTCAACGCCGGCGCCAAGGCGCCGCATGTGGAGTAGGGCGATGCGACATCAGCGGGAAGACGAATCGGTGCATGACTACGTGGTCAACACAATGCGCGAGCAGCGTGAATATGTGGAGCGGTGGAACATCGTTAGCCTGGTTGGCTGGCTGGTGGTTGGTGGCGGGGCGCTGCTGTTCCTAATCTGCACCGGCGTCTGGTGTTCGATCAAAGGAGGCTGCTGATGCACCCAATTTTCTGGCCGTGGCTGGCCTTCTACTTCGTTATGCGGGGGTGGTGATGCGTATCTGGGTGACCTACGAAACCGCCGACGGCTTCAAAAAGGAGCGTGTGCCGGCCGGTGTCTGGACTGACGACTACGCCTACGTCGAGAAGAACTCGCCTCGGTGGCAGTGGGAGGAACGCGAGGTGGAACAGGTTCCGGACGGCGTGGTGTTGCAGCGGCTGAACAAAGGGGCGTGATGTTTGGAATCGGATACCCGTCGCTGCCAAGCGACTACTACGAAAGCCTGCTACGTAGTCAACAGAATCTTGGTTCTGGCTTGGGGCCACTGGCACAAGCACAGGCGCTGAACAACATATTCGGTGGCGGACAGACCAAAGAAGCCGCCGATTCCGAACTACTCGTCTTACTAACTGGAGATTGACCTATGCGTCTGAAGCCCTTCAAAGAAATCATCGCCATGTCCAAGGAAAAGCTGGACGAAGCACTCGCGCCCATCCGCGCCAAGCAGGTGCAGACGCAGGCAGAACTGGAAATGGCGAAGATCGATGAGACGTTGATCTCGACCGAGGCGGAAATTCAGGAACTGTGCTCGCAGAAGCAGATCGACTTCGACAAGCTGCTGAGGCTGATGGACAAATACGACTTGGCAGAGCGGCGCCGGAAGCAGTACCGCAAGATCCTCGAAGACCTGTTCCCGGCATGACCTACCGCAGCGATAAGCTACGCCGCGATCATGGCGCTCTGCTGCGCATGCCATGCAGAACTAGACCAAGGCCGGTCGATGACAAAGGCCGAGAAGTACAACGCACAGATGGAGTGGATCGCCAAGACGAGCGTCGCGCTGGTGGAGCGCGGACTGTTGGAAGTGGCTTGATTGACGGGGAGCGGGAATGTACACAGCTATGCCAACCAGAGAGGTCAGACAGTCGGCCCTTGCCGCGTACAAATACGATGCGCTGGACGAGCTTCTGTACGACTGGTTTTGCAGCGAGCAGGGATACCAGCCGGTGGAGGGGTACGCCCGGGCGGACTCGACCTGCGCAAACGCTCGGGCGTCAGACCAATACCAGGACATCGGCGATCTGATCGAACAGCGCGTGCGGGCATACGTCCTGCCGACGATCCGGTCAGCCATTGACGAACTGGACGGGGATGATCGGCTGGCGATAATGATCGAGATGCGCAACCGGATGGGGCCGCAGGTATGGCGGAATCCACGGGCTGGTGCGAATCAGCCGGCTGCGTATGCAGGGGCTAAACTGGCGGTTTCGGTAATCCTGCGGCGGAAAGGGGTGGAATGGTGAAACCCCTTGTAAGCCGCTCTGATCTGTACTATCATCGCGGCCAGAGGGGGAAAGTGTCCCCAAAATAACCCGGCCTGGAGCAATCCTCGCCGGGTTTTTGCGTTCCGGCCTCAGCGGAGGCCACCCCCTCAACTTGTCTCATCACTAGCCCGAAAGGCTAGTTTCCAACCGCCTCCGGGCGGTTTTTTATTTCCGGAGTCCTGAAATGCCCCGCAAGCGCGACCCCAACAAGCCGGCCGGCCCGACGCCGCTGGTGTTGGAGGGCGATGCAAAGCTGGCGGTGCAGGAAAAGATCTGCGAGCGCATCGCCGACGGTGAGCCACTGAAGGTGATCTGCCGAGAAGAGGGAATGCCCAAGTGGCGGACCGTCTACGACTGGATCAAGGCTGATCCGGAGTTCGCCGAGCGAATGGAGGTAGCCCGACAGCTTGGCTACGACGCCATTGCCGAGGAAACGCTGGAAATCGCGGATGACGGGCGGAACGACTGGATGCAGAAGGTCGAGGAAGACGAGGCGCCTGGCTGGAAGCTCAACGGCGAGCACGTCCAACGCTCGAAGCTACGCATCGACACGCGCCTGAAGCTGCTGGCCAAGTGGCACCCGAAGAAGTACGGCGAGAAGGTGACCGCAGAGCATGTTGGCAAGGACGGCGGACCGATCCAGGCCGCTCACACGTTGGACGTATCGAAACTGACCGATGAGCAACTGCGCGCCATCAGCTCTATCCCGCTTGACAGCGAATGATGTGATGTCCGCGCGCCGCGAGTTGGCGCAACGAAGCCTCACCGATTTTTCGTGCATGGTGGACATTCCGACCGTGCCATTGACGGACGAGGCCGACGAAGACGCGTTCAGCGTCATGAAGCTCGACAAGTTGGCGACGCACCACGCGCTGCTGCTGTCGAAGTTGCAGGGAATCGAGGATGGTTCGATTCCAAACCTGATGGTGCTGATGCCGCCGGGTAGCGCGAAATCGACGTACAGCGACGTAGTGTTCGTGCCGTGGTTCATGGCGCGCAAGCCGAGGCGAAACGTCATCCTCGCCAGCTACGCCAGTGACATCGCGAAGAAGCAGGGCAGGCGGGCTCGGCAGTTGATCCAGTCGAAGTCGTTCTACAACCTGATGGGCGAAACCCTGAAGGAAGACCAGAAGGCGGCGGATGAGTGGGCGCTGTCGAACGGCTCCGAGTACATGTCGGGCGGCTTACTGTCTGGCCTGACTGGTAACCGCGCGGCGCTTGGCATCCTGGACGATCCGATCCGGGGGCGCGAGGCAGCGGAGTCGGAAACGATCCGCAACAAGACGTGGGACGCATACATCGATGACTTCTGCTCGCGCCTGATCCCCGGTGCGCCGCAGGTCATGATCCTGACTCGCTGGCACGAGAATGACCCAGCCGGCCGCATCCTGCCGGAAGGGTGGGACGGGCAGTCGGGCTGGTTCGATGGGCGAGACGGCCGACGCTGGTATGTCATCTGCCTGCCGGCGATTGCCGACCGCTTGGACGACCCGCTAGGGCGGCAGATAGGCGAAACGCTATGGCCTGAGTGGTTCAGTCTCGCGCATTGGGAGCCGTTCAAGCGCAACAAGCGCACGTGGTCGAGCCTGTACCAGCAGAAGCCATCGCCTGATGATGGCACGTACTTCCAGCGCGACTGGTTCAGGCGATACCGCCCAGGCGAGCAGCCGAAGAACCTGCACCGGTACATGACTAGCGACCATGCGCCGCAGGGCGACGCGGACAGCGATTACCAGTGCGTGCGTGTGTGGGGCGTCGATCCGGAGGGCGATTTGTACATGCTGGACGGCTTCCGTGGGCAGATCAAGATGGACGTGCTGGCCGAGCGTGTGATTGGCGTGCGGGCCGAGGCGAAGAAAGGGCTTATCGAGAAGCACAAGCCATTCGCGTGGTTTCCGGAAGACGATAACAACTGGAAATCGGTGGCTGGCTTCGTGGCGAAGCAGATGCGGTTCGAGCGCCAGGCATGCCGCATCGATCCGATCTCGCCGCACGGCAGCAACAAGCAGGTGAAGGCGCAGGCGTTTCAGGCGATGGCGTCAATGGGCCGCGTGTGGATTCCAGAAGGCCCGGAAGGTGACGACGTCATCGAGCAATACCTGAAGTTCCCGGCCGGCAAGAACGACGACGAGGTCGATGCAGCAAGCCTGATTGGCCGCGCACTGGCAGACGCGCACCCCGGGATTGTGCCACCCGAAGAGAAGAAGCCATCTGGCGACAGGTGGGACAGAGCATTCAACAGGAACGACGACGATGAAGACAGCTGGAAGGTTTCATGATCCGGCGGGGCGCTCCCATGGCTGAAGCTGATCGCGCCGCGCAGAGCGTCGATAGCTACGGCATGGGTGACGACGTCATTCCTCGTCTGTGCCGGTGGTTCGAGGAAGCCGAGAACGAGACCTACGACGCACGCCAACTGGCGGAGCGCGACCGCGACTACTATGACAACGACCAGTGGACGCGCGAGGAATTGGCGATCCTGCGCAAGCGCAAGCAGCCCGCCCTGACGATCAACTACATCAAGCGGAAGGTCGAGTTCCTCCGGGGCTATGAGCGGCGCCAGCGTAGCGACCCGAAGGCATACCCTCGCACGCCGCAGCACACCGACATGGCGGACGCCGCGACGGATTCGCTGCGTTTCGTTGCCGACCAGAACGACTTCGATGAGGTGCGCTCGCAGGTCTATGAAAACCTGCTGATCGAGGGGTATGGTGGCGCCGACGTTGTTGTCGAGCAGCATCCGTCGGGCGTTGACGTGTCGATCCAATACGTCCCGTGGGATCGCCTGTTCTACGACCCGCACTCGCGCAAGCCGGATTTCTCGGACGCCAAGTACAAGGGCATCGTCATCTGGATGGACAAGGACGATGCCTATGCCCTGTTCCCTGGCCGAGAGGATGCGATTGAATCTACTCTCGCCTCAGTCTCGATCTCGGACACCTATGACGACCGTCCCCGCTTCATGTGGTGTGACAACCGCCGCTCACGCGTGCGAATCGTCCAGATCCACTGGCAAGAGCGAGGCGAATGGTGGGTGTGCACGTACACCAAGGGCGGCGCTCTGATCGATCCGCAGCGGTCTCCGTATCTGGACGAATACGGCCAGTCGGCCTGCTCGCTGATCATGCGGTCGGCATACATGGACCGCGAGAACAACCGCTATGGCTCCGTGCGCGACCTCATCTCCCTGCAAGACGAGATCAACAAGCGCCGCAGCAAGGCCCTGCATTTGATGAACATGCGGCAGGTGATCGCCGAGCGCGGCGCTGTGGACGATGTCAACAAGGCGAAGATCGAACTGGCCAAGCCGGATGGCTACGTTGAGGTCAATCCATCCATGAAGCTGGAGATTGCCCAGACGCAGGATATGGCGTCCGGCAACTTGCAGATGTTGCAGCAGGCCACCATCGAAATGCAGGCATCAGGCCCGAACGCGGCGCTGGCCGGCAAGGACCCACGCGACCAGTCCGGGCGTGCCATCCAGGCGCAGCAGCAGGGCGGCTCGGTCGAGATAGAACCGCAGATGGACTCGCTGCGCCAGTGGACGCGCGATATCTATCAGGCCGTCTGGCTGCGCGTACGCCAGTTCTGGACCGGAGAGAAGTGGATTCGCGTCACTGACAGCGACAAGAACCTGAAGTGGGTGGGCCTGAACCGCCCCGTGACTCTGAAGGAAGAATTGAGCCGCATGGACCCGCAGAAGGCCGAGCAGATCGTCCAGCAGATGGGGCTGCAACCGAATGACCCGCGACTTGAAGAAGTGGTGCGTACCGAGAACGACATTTCCGGGCTCGACGTGGACATCATCATCGAGGAAGGCGCGGACGTCGTGACGATCCAGGCTGAGCAGTTCGCCCAGCTGGCGGACTTGGCCTCCAAGGGTCTTCCGATCCCGCCGGACGCGATCATTGAGGCATCGAGCCTTCGCAACAAGGATGCGATCCTCAAGGAAATGCGCGGCGAGGGCAAGAAGTCGCCGCAGGTCGCGCAGCTTGAGCAGCAGTTGCAAGAGTTGGGCCAGAAGTTCAACGAGTTGCAGCAGCAGGCCGATGACAACAGCGCAAAGAACGAGGTGGAGCAGTACAAGGCCGAGACGGGACGCTACGACGCTGAGACGAAGCGCTTGACGGCCACCGCGCCGGGCATGACGCCTGAGCAGGTGATCCAACTGGCAACGCAGGCGTTCATGGAGGCGATGCAAGGTGCCGGCCTGATGGGCGGCCAGCCAATGCCGCCGCCGGATCCGCCACCGATTCCACCGCAAGAAATGCAAACGAACCCGCCCACCGAGGCGGGTTTTTCTTTGCCGCAAGAAAGCGCCGGGCTTCTTCCCGGCCCCGCCGCCGGGGACTCGGGCGTTGGGCTGCCGCCGGGCTGAATCGGGCGTTGAGGTAAGCGAAAGATGGAACTCGATCAAGTGCTGAACGGTGAATCCGCGACGGATGAGCCGATGGGCGAACCGCAGATGCAAGAACCGCAGCAGGAGCCGGCACCCGCCGAACCTGCCTCGGAACCTGCACCTGCACCTGCTGCGCCGCCGGCGGCCGCACAAGAACCGAAGACTGTTCCTTTGGACGCTCTGGAAGCTGAGCGGAAGCAGCGGAAGGACTGGAAGGAAAAGGCACTGCGACTGGAAGGTGAGATGGAGGCATACCGCCGCCAGCAAGCCCAACAGCAGCCGCAGGAGCCCCAAGAGCCAGCCGATCCGATGCAAGTTGTACAGGCACAGGTGCTGAACGAGCGCTTCAACATGTCCGAAATGATCGCGCGCCGCGACTACACGGACTTGGACGAGAAGCTCGAAATCTTCGAGAAGGCCGCGCAGGCGAACCCTGCACTGGCCGCGCAACTGCAACGGCAGCCCCATCCGTGGGACTGGATGTACAAGGAAGCGCAGAAGATCCAGCTCATGCAGGAAATCGGGGGCAACCCGACTACCTACCGCGAGAGGCTCGAGAAGGAGTTACGCGAAAAGCTGATGGCCGAACTCGGCCAGACGCCTGCCGCCGCGCCTGCTCCGGCTGCCCCTGCCGCACCCGCCGCACAGATTCCCCAATCCCTGGCTACTGCTCGCTCCGCCGCCACGCGCACTGCGCCGGCGTGGACCGGGCCGTCGTCGCTCGAATCCATTCTGAAATCTCGTTGAGGTAAATCATGGCAGAAACCACCGCCCGCACCGGCTTGACGCCCCAGCAATGGGACGACAAGTTTTTCATGGAGTACGTTCGTGACAACCGCTTCAAGCGGTACATGGGCACGGACGAAAACTCGATCATCCAACTGAAGGACGACCTGACCCGCAAGCCGGGTGACAAGGTAACGTTTGCCAATGTCCGCAAGCTGCGCGGCGCTGGCGTGACCGGTAACCAAGTTCTGGAAGGCAACGAGGAAGAACTCGACAGCCGCTCCATGGCTGTGACGGTCGCACCCCTGCGTAACGCCGTCGTCGTCACCAATTGGGACGAACAGAAGTCGGCAATCGAGCTGCGTGACGCTGGCCGCATGGCGCTCAAGCTGTGGGCCATGGAGAAGATGCGCGACCAGATCATTGCCGCGCTCCACTCGATCAACGGCGTTGCCTATGGTTCGGCATCGGAAACACAAAAGGATGCGTGGCTGGCTGACAACGCTGACCGCGTGCTGTTCGGCGCATCGGTGAGCAACAACAGCGGCAACGATCACTCGGCGTCGCTCGCGAACATCGACAACACGGCTGACAAGCTGTCCACCGCCACGATCTCGCTCGCCAAGCGTCGCGCGCAAGCCGCATCGCCGGCTATCCGCCCGATCCGTCTGAACGAGGACGAGGAATGGTACGTGCTGTTCGCCAATTCGCTGGCGTTCCGTGACCTGCAACTGGACACGGCGATGCAGCAAGCAAACCGCGACGCACGCGCTCGGGAGGGCAGCGGGATGAAGGACAACCCGATCTTCACCGGCGGCTCGCTGGTGTGGGACGGCGTGATCATCCGCGAAATCCCGGAAATCCCGTACCTGCCGGGCGTCGGCGCTGGCGGCATCCAAGTCGGCGCCAACTTCCTCGTCGGTGCGCAGGCGCTCGGCGTGGCCTGGGCGCAGCGCACCAAGACCACCACGGATGTCCGCGACTACGGCTTCCGCAATGGCGTGGGTCTGCAAGAGATTCGCGGCATCGAAAAGCTGCTGTTCGGCAAGGGCACCGGTGACACCGATGACCTGATCCAGCACGGCGTCTTCACGATGTACAACGCCGCCGTCGCCGACGCCTGATGAATGGCCCCTCGGGGCCTTCTTCCACCTGATTCGAGGAACCTGAAATGGCAACTACTTTCAACTCCACCAACACGGGTGCGGCGAACGCCGTACCGGGCATCGGCGATGGTCATGGCATCAAGGCTGTGTGCGGCGTCTTTTCGCTGGCCGCTGCACTGGTCATCAACGATGTGATTCAAAGCCCGGTCATCCCCAAGGGGGCGACGATCCTTGACGTGATCGTCAACGTGACCGATCTGGACACTGGCGGTTCGCCGGCTATCACGCTGGATGTGGGCTATGGCGTGGACCCGGACTACTTCGTCCAGGCATCCACTATCGGTCAGACGGGCGGAGTCGTGCGTTCCAGCGCTGCCACCGCCGCGCCGCTGACGTTGACCGACAACGACACGGTTGACGTGCTCGTCAAGGCTGCCCCCGCGACCGGAGCCACCACCGGAACTGTCGCAGTGACCGTGATTTTCCTGCCCCCCAATGCCTGACGTCACCTTTACCGGTGAAGGGCGCCACGACCCGGAGCAAGTCACGTTCCGGGGCGTGGTGTTCCCCATTGGTGTGCCGGTCACAGTCTCGGAGGATGTCGCGGCCAAGCTGCGCGCCAATTCCCACTTCATGGTGAGCGACTCACCGGTAGAGGCGGCAGCGCCCGCCGAGGAAGACAACAATGGCAACGAAACGCGATCTGGCGATCACGCTCCTGCGAAAGCTCGGGGTCGTGGGCGACGGGCAAACGCCTGACGCCTCGGACATTCAGATCGCCGAGGAAAAGCTTGACGCCGTGCACGCCATCCTGCTCGCCAAGCGGAAGTTGCATTGGACGTGGGATGACGTGCCGGTGTATGCCAACGAGCCCTACGCCATGATGGGCGCGTTCCTGGCTGCTCCGGAATTCAGCGTTCCGCCAGATATCCGTATCTGGCAGGCCGGTGAATCGCTCCTGAACTCGGTAAATTCCGCGCCCATCACCGACGCGCCTGCGGCTGGGGAGTACTTCTGATGGACTATGCCTTCAGCATCGCCCTGAACGAGCCGCCGGGGCGCCGGGACATGGAAGCGTATGTTGGCGACGACTTCAACGTTGTCGCAAAGCTCTTTGCCAAGGACGGCGACGTCGATCCGGTGATGGACTTCACCGGCACCACGGTCGATATCCTAGTGGGCTTCCGCTGGGTTCCCCCTGGCAATACGATCGCAGGTGCGGTCGATCCTCTGACGGGCCAGATCACGTTCGATCTGTCGGGCGTTGACTTCAACCGTTATTGGGGTCGTGCGCCGTGGATCATGCGCGTGACGACAAACGACCGCCGGCGCGTTGTCGCGCAAGGATTCATCGTCGTGCACGGTGATTGTGGGCCGTATGCATGGCCGAATGACTACGGTTACCAGTGGTGGGGATGGTAATGGCCCGCTATCCTCTGGTCACTGCCGCCTACACCGCGCGCAGCAAGAAGGCGTCTGCCCAGCGCTGCGTGAACCTGTTCCCCGAACAGAATCCCCAGGATGCACCAGCGCCGTTCACGTTCTACGGAACGCCTGGATACACCCTGTGGAGCACAGTGCCGGGTGATGGGGCGGTACGGCTAGAGTATGTGTCGAGCAACGGCATTTTGTTTGCTGTGCGCGGTGCGCGCGTTTATCGCTACAACGCGGGGGCATGGGTTCAGGCCGGTGCGCTGGGCACGACGGATGGCCGTGTGGTGGCCGCCGACAACGGCACCAATGCAGTGTTTGTCGATGGGACCGTGCTAGCTCCTACCGTCAACCTGACAACCTTCACGGTTGGGGCGATGAGTGGTGACGGTTGGTATGGCGCCGATTTCGTCTACTTCCTGAACGGCCGGCTGGTGTTCAACAAGCCTGGCACGCAGCAGTTCTATTGGACCGGCCTCTACGCGCTGACGCTAGATCCGCTGGACTTCTCCAGCGCGGAAGGATCGCCGGATTCCATCGTGGCAATGCTGGTTGACCACGCCGAACTGTGGTTCTGGGGGCCGCAGAGCCTGGAAATCTTCTACGACAGTGGCGACGCTGATGCTCCATACCAGCGTGTGCAGGGTGCATTCAACGAAGTGGGGTGCGTTGCGCCGCACTCTGTGAATCGTCTGGACAACACGATTTACTGGCTGGGCCGTGACCGCAACGGCGGAAACATCGTGTTCCGAGCCGCGAACTACCAGCCGCAGCGGGTGAGCACGCACGCGATTGAGAAGGAATTCGACGGCTACAGCCGCACCGACGACGCGTTCTCGTGGACCTACCAGCAGGAGGGTCACACCTTCTACGTGTTGGTTTTCCCGACTGCCAGCAAGACGTGGGTATTCGATGTGGCCACCGGCCTGTGGCATGAGCGCGCGTATCGGAAGTTCGACGGCACGCTGATTAGGCACCGCGGCAACTGCCATGCATATTTCGACAGCAAGCACCTGGTCGGCGACTTCGAGAACGGAAACGTCTACCAGCTGAGCATGGACGTCTACCAGGACAACGGAGACGACATCGAGCGGTTCAAGGACTCAGCGCACACATCCAATGGCGTGCGCACCTTCTATTCACGCTTCCGGCTCGATTGCGAGGTAGGCGTTGGCAACGAAACCGGCTCCGACCCGAATGTCTGGATTCAGTGGAGCGACGATGGCGGCTATTCATGGTCGTCGTCAGTGATCCGCTCGTTGGGCAAGATCGGCGAGACGAAGAAGCAGGTCGACGTGACGCGTTGCGGTTCCGGGCAGGACCGCATCTTCCGCGTCGGCACGAGCGCCAACGCGCGGATCTCGTTCAGTGGGGCATTCGTGAACGTGGTGCCCGGGGTGGGTAACTGATGGCGCAGATCTCGCTTCCCGGCTACCGGGAGCCGCTGACAGATCCTGACGGCAACATTTCGCGCGCGTGGTGGCGCTTCTTCCAAGGGCTGGCGACGCTTACAGGTGGAGGGAACATCCCGGACCTGAGCGCGATCATTGCTGCGATTGCTGACCTGCGTGGCCAGGTGCAAGAGCAGGAGGTTTCGCTACAGCCGACAGCCGCACTAGAAGCGCTCCAGCAGATCGAGGAACTGGCAACGCGCCTGCGGGATGCCGAGAACCTGACGGGCTTGCGCTCGAAGGTGTCGGAACTGGAAGACCTGCTTCTGTCGCTGCCGACGCCGGCTGTACCGAATCAGGTGGAGTCGTTTTCGTCGCCGACCCTTCTGAATTCGTGGGTGTACTTCGGCTCGAACAGCCTTCCCGGCTATTACAAGGATCCGTTCGGGCGTGTGCACCTTCGCGGATTTCTTAAGTCCGGGACAATCGGAAATGCAATCTTCACGTTGCCTGTCGGGTATCGGCCGACGCTGCGAGAGTTCTTTGCTGTGGTCAGCAATGATCTGTTCGGCGCGTGCTACGTGGATTCGAACGGCGATGTCATCGCCTACAAGGGTAGCAACGTCTATTTCAGCCTGGACGGAATCACCTTCCGGGCCGCATAGGAAATACCATGGCAATCACATACACGAAGCTATTCCAGCCGACGATGCTAACCACGTCGGATGTGACGATCTTCACGGCTGGATCTGGCGTGCCGCCTACCGCATTGCTACGTGGCGCACGCGTGCGGCTCACGAACGTGACGACGAGCCCGCAGACCTACCGCCTGACATTCGTCCCCAGCGGCGGATCGGCGTCCGACACCAACATTTCCCCGAAGGATAAGTCTCTCGGCCCGCTCGATTTCATCGACATCGATCTACCGACTCTGGTCAATGGCGACGCCATGCTGGCGCGCGCTGGGGCCGCTTCGTCCATCAACATCCAGTTCATCAGCGGAGCCTATTTCACCCCATGAAGAATTTCATGCAACTCGCCGGAGGCGTCGACGTTCTCCCTTTGCTGCTGGCCATTCAGCGGCGCCCGGAACTGTGGCAGGAAGATGATTTCCTCCGGAACTACCCGCAGGGCCCGTTTGGCGAGGTGGAAACGATCTTCCTGCGCTTCCCGAAGCGGTTGGTTGGGATCTCCGATGAGGATGTCGAGCGCTACAAGAAAAACATGCTGCCCGGATGGGATCAGCACGAATCGATCGATTACCCGGCCTACGCCACGCTGCATGAGGCTCGCCCCTTGGTGATGAACCTCATGGCTCGTGTTCAGGGTGAGCGCCTGGGCCGCGTGATGATCAACAAGATCAACCCTGGCGGCCGGATCTACCCGCATGCCGACACGCCTGAGCACGCGAACTACTACAGCCGCTTCCACATCGTTCTTCAGTCTGCGCCTGGCTCCGACTTCCGGTGCGAGAACGAGCACGTGAACATGAAGCAAGGCGAAGTCTGGTGGTTCAACAACAAACTCGAGCATGAAGTTGTGAATAACAGCGCCGTCGCTCGCATCCATATGATTGTCGATATTCGGACCTCGCAATGATCACCTTCCACATCGAACGCTTCGCCGACGTATATGCCGAGATGTACCCGCTGCTGGTCGAGCACTACGACGAGATCAGCCAGCACAAGGAACAGGAGATACCTCTCGATCCGCAGGCCGAGGTCTACCAGGCGCGCGAGGACAGCGGCAACCTGCTGATGGTTATTGCTCGGGACAGCGGCCGGATTATCGGCTACTTCGTCGCGATCATCGCCCCCGCTCTTCACTACAGGTCGTGCCTGACATGCTCGCCGGACATTTTCTACGTGCAGCAGGAATACCGCAGGGGTGGCGCGGCGATGGGCATGTTCCAGTTCGTAGAGGCTGAGCTTCGTCGGCGGGGAGTGAAGGCGTGGATGGTGGGGAGCAAGGTCGCACACGATGTGACGAAGCTATTCGGCCACCTCGGATTCGCGCCCTTCGAAGAAATTCATGTGAAGTGGCTGGGGGACTAACATGTTCGAATGGAAACGGAAACTCCTGCCTCTCAGCGGACCGCAGGTTGCGGCCGCTGTGGGCGCAGCGGCTGTAGCTGGGGTGGCCAGTTCCGCCGTTAGTGCAAAGGCGGCAGGTAAGGCGTCAGCTGCCCAACAACAAGCAGCAGCCGACTCCAACCAGTTGCAGTGGGACATGTACCAGCAGAATCGCGAGGACCAGGAGCCGTGGCGGCAGACTGGGCTTGGCGCGCTAAACCAGCTGGCCTATCGGCTCGGTATTGGCACGGGCAGTTCGGATGATCTGGTTCGCCGGTTCTCGATGGACGATTTCCAGGCAGATCCGGGCTACCAGTTCCGACTGGAGCAGGGGCAAAAGGGGATCGAATCGTCTGCGGCAGCGCGCGGCGGCCTGCTTTCCGGTGCAGCCGCCAAGGCGTTGACGAAGTACAACCAAGGCTTCGCATCCAACGAGTACCAGAACGCCTATAACCGATTCAATCAAGATCAGAGCAACATCTTCAATCGTTTAGCAACGCTTTCCGGCGTTGGGCAAACAGCAACAAGCAACATCGGCCAAGCTGGGCAAAATTATTCGACCGCGGCTGGGAATAACCTCTTGTTTGCCGGCAACGCTCGCGCATCCGGCTATACCAACCGGGCGAATGCGATCAACCAGGGTATCGGCTCCGTGGCCGGAGCATTTAGCTATGGGTTAGGCGGCAGTTCCGGTGGCATGGGTTTTGGTGGATTCGGGGGATAAAATATGGCTGAACTTGACCCACTAGCGTTTCAGCGCGGCTTCCAGGCTACGCAGTCCATTGTCAACGACGCGCGCCAGAACCGCCTACAGCAACTCGCCTTCCAGCGCGCGGAGGACCAATACCAGCAGGAGCAGAATGCGAACCGGCTCTATGCAGCTGCGGTAGGTCCGGATGGCACGATTGACCGCACGAAGTTGGTAACCGGATTCGCGCAAGGCGGACTCGGATCGAAGATCCCGGCGTTGCAGACGCAGTTTGCTTCGCAGGACAAGGCGCTACGCGAGGCTGACAAGGCGAAGCTCGAGAACATCAAGCAGCACGTGGAGCTTCAGGGCCAGTTGCTCGGTGGCGTGCGCGACCAAGCTAGTTATGACCAGGCGCGGCAGATGGCATCGCATGCCGGCATCGACGTCAGCCAGTTGCCGCCGCAATACGATCCGGCGTTTGTCCAGCAGGCCACGCAAAAGGCGCTTACCGCTGCGCAACAGATCGAGCAGATGTGGAAGCAGAAGGGCTACGATCTGGAGCAGCAGAAGTTTGGCTACCAGCAACAAAACGATGCGGCCAACAGGGGCGTCCAGTTGCAAGGGCAGCAGATCACCATGCGCGGCCAAGACCTGAGTGCGGACACCGCGCGCCGGGGCCAGGATCTGACGAATGCACGCGCGGGCGAGGCGGCAAAGACCAAAGATTCGCAGGCAGAAAAGACGCGCACGCAGGATGCGAACGACGCCCTCGGCATCATCGATATGGCCGACAAGCTGCTCAATGACGCGACCGGAAGCCGTCTAGGCAATGCCATCGATGTTGGGGCTGGCGCGCTGGGTATCTCGACGCCGGGGGCTCAAGCTGGCGCCCAACTGAAAGCGTTGGAAGGTGCGTTGGTATCGAAGATGCCGAAGATGAGCGGGCCGCAGTCGGACAAGGACGTGCTGCTTTATCGTCAAATGGCCGCTCAGATCGGTGATGCCAACCTTCCTGTTGCCACTCGTCGCGCAGCGCTAAACACCGTACGCCAGATCCAGCAGAAATACGCGGCCGGCTCGACCAGTGCCTCCACCCCGAAGCCTAAGCCATCCCTTTCCGACATCTTCGGCAACTGAGTATGGACAACGTCAAGCGATTCGCGGAGCAGTACGCGCCGCTGGCGACACAGGTTGGACAGCGCATCGGCGTAGCGCCGGACGTTCTGCTCGGCCAGTGGGGACTGGAAACCGGCTGGGGCAAGTCGGTGATTCCCGGAACCAACAACCTCGGGAACATCAAGGACTTCGCTGGCGGCGGGCGTCGCGCGGTGGACAACATGACGGGCTCGAACGACGCCTACCGGGCCTACGCCACGCCTGACGCCTTCGGGAGCGACTTTGCCGACCTGATCTCGCGCCGGTACCGCGGCGCCGTCGGTGCAGGCGCTGATGCCAGCAAATTCGCCAGTGCGCTGAAGGCTGGCGGCTATGCCGAAGACCCAGCCTATGTGTCGAAGCTGGCAGGCGCCACGAACCTCGTAAGGAAATTCGCAGACATGGCACTCAGTTCCGTATCCGGCACGGCCAACGCGGCAACGGGCGGCGATCTGGCGGCCAAGGTAAAGCAGGCCAAGGATGCAGGCTACTCCGACGACGAGATTTTCCAGCATCTGGGCCAGAGCCAGGGCTTTGCGGACAAGCTGAAGCAAGCGCGCGACGCAGGATACAGCGATGCGGAAATCAGGCAGCATTTCGGGATTGGCTCTGCATCCCCGACATCGACCGCACCAGCAAGCGCATCGGGTCGGTCCTTCGTAGTTGGGAAGCCCGGCGGGCTTGTCGCTCCCGGCAATATCGACATCAACGCGCGTCCGGTGGTGAAGAACAAGGACGGCAGCATTAGCACGGTGCGCTCGATGTCCATCGGCACGGATCAAGGCGAAGTGCTAATTCCGACCGTGAGCGACGACGGCCGGATCATGTCGAATCAGGAGGCCATCGACCAATTTCGCCGCACTGGCCGCAATCTCGGCACCTTCCGTACGCCAGATGAGGCCACCGCTTATGCGGAATCGCTGCACAACCAGCAGGCTGACGCCTATGGTGCCGGCCCGAAGCCGGAGCAGCCTGGCATGCTCGCCACGCTCGGCGCCACGGCCGGTAAGGGCTTTGGCAATGCCGTACTAGGCGCACAGCAACTGATCGGCAAAGGGCTGCAGCAAGTCGGAGCTACGACCGCGGGTGATTGGCTGGTGAAGGACGCCACGGAAGGAGCTCGCCGCCTGGAGGCCCAAGCCAAGCCATACGCGGATGCCAACCCGGTTACCGGGGTCGTTGGGGAAATCGCTGGCTCGGTAGCGAACCCACTGAACCGGTTGGTGCCAATTGGGGGTGCTTCCTCATTGGCCGGCACCGCGCTACGAGCCGGTGCGCAGGGTGCAATCTCAGGCGCAGTGACCCCTGTGACCAAGGATGATGGTGACTTCGCGCGAAACAAACTCTTGCAGGTTGCCACCGGTGCCGGCATTGGCGGGGCAATTCCCGTTGCTGGCGCCGCCGCCCGTGCCGCTGGACGCGGCGTCGCGCGCGCTGTCACGCCAACCGCAGCGTCGCCGGAGGTCGGGGCACTCGCGCAGCGGGCGACAGATCTGGGGATCAACCTCCGCGCGGATCAGGTAGCCAACAGCAAGCCGCTAAATGCTTTATCAGCCGCACTTGATTACGTGCCGTTCAGTGGTAAAGGCGCGGCCATGTCGAATCAGCAGAAGCAATTCAACATGGCCGTCTCCCGCACCATCGGGGAGAACACCGATAACGTGGCCGCTGCAATTGGCAATGCCGAAAAGCGTCTCGGAGGCGAATTCGACCGTGTTCTGAAGAACACCGCGGTGAATGCCGACAACGCATTCCAGGATGACTTGGCGCGCATCGTAGGGGACGCGCAGAACGAGATGACTGAGCAGCAGTTTGGCGTGTTGACGAAGCAGATCAACAACATCCTGAATAAGGTAAAGGATGGAGATGTCATCCCGTCAGATGCGGCATACAACATCAAAAAGGGACTCGACCGCCTCAGCAACAGCAACGATTCGACGCTCGCACACTACTCTCGGGATCTCCGGGGGGCGCTCTTGGATGCACTGAATCGCTCGCTTCCGGATGGCGGGGAGGCATTTGCCAAGACTCGTCAGCAATGGGGAAACCTGCGGGAACTCAGCAAGATTGTGCCGCGCGGCGCGGAGGGCGATATATCGCCCGGGCGCCTTGCCAATGCCAAGAACATCCGCTCCAAGGATCTTGGAGAGCTAGCCGACATCTCGGCGCAATTCTTGAAGCAGCGGGTGGGGGATTCCGGCACGGCACAACGCGCTGGGATCTATGGGTTGCTTGGAAGTGGCGCCGTAATAGACCCCCTATCGGTGGGGGTGGGCTTGACTGCTGGACGCACGGCCAATGCTGCCTTGGGCAGTAATCGTCTGGTCCAGTCCCTGATCGACAGGTCAATCAACCCGGCGACTCTCAACGGTAATGGTGCCCTTGCCGCGCCGCAGAACGCGCTTGTAAATCGGCTCGCTCCATATCTGGTCCCAGCCGGGGCGACGACGGGAGCGAACGCCTTCAATAAGCCCTAAAACGAAGTTCCAGGCCACCACGAAGGCGAGTATCCACAAGCCTTTTTGAAGGATTTTGGGGTCAAACCATTCCATACCCGAAAGAGTAGCACACCACCGAGCCGGCCCTGCGCCGGCTTTTTTCATGCCCGCCACAGAGCGGGCTTTTTCATTTCTGAGGTCACCTAAATGGTAATGAGCCTGCTCCCTGAACCGGTGCAATCCTATGAGGACAGCAACGGTCGTCCCCTCAATGGAGGCAAGCTGTACACGTATGCTGCGGGCACCACCACGCCCAAGGCCACCTATCAGGACCAGGCCGGCACGATCCCCAACACGAACCCGATCATCCTGAACGAGCGCGGGGAAGCCACGGTCTGGGGAACCGGCACTTACCGCTTCATCCTGAAGAATTCCTTCGACGCAACGATCTGGGATCGGGACAACATCCAGGCGCCAGGCTCAGCGCTGGATGACGCAATCGCCGCGCTACGGGCCGATCTGGCCAACACCAGCGATGTAGGCAAGGGCGATGCACTGGTGGGCGTCAAGCAGCCTGTCGCAGGTTCTGTTGCGCGCACCCAGCACACCAAGAACACGGAAATCATCAGCGTCTTGGACTTCGGCGCGGTTGGCGATGGGGTGGCTGACGACACAGCCGCATTCGTGGCAGCCGTGACGGCGATGGCAGGTAAGGCCATCTTCGTGCCTGACCCGCCAGTCAAGTACATCCTGAGCTCGTTGGTCACGCTCCCAGCAAACACGTCGCTCTACGGCGAATCGAAGTTCTCGACCCGGATCGACAAGAGCGGCAACAACGACATGTTCTCGCTGGGCGATGGGGCCGTGCTGCGCGACCTGTTTCTGGAGGGTAAGGGGGACGTCAATACGGGAGGCCGGGGCGTCCTGATCACGGGCAGCGATGGCCATCAGAACCTTATCAACTGCCGGGTGGTCGACTTCCCTGCCGACTGCGTGACGTTCACCACCACCACGGCAGGGTCACAGTTCGCTGCGGTCAACTGCGAATTCAACCAGTACAACGCGGCGACGGGCAGCGGCAAGTTCGCCATCAACATCGTGGACGGCGTGCAGCTGGGCGCTGTCCCGCGCAAATTCATCGGTTGCGAGTTCCAGGGCTCCCCGTCGTTCAACTTCGGGGGCTGCAATGACCTTTTCATCAGCGCTTGCTTCCTCGGGGATCTGAATTTCACACTGAACTCTCGAGGTGTGCTGATCAACGAGAGCCGGATTGCAAACCAGTCGGCCCTGTCCATCTTCGGGCACAACCACGCTATTGTGGGGTGCGACATCAATCCTCAGGTCACCATCACGCCGGGCGCTGACAACATCCATATCGGACCGGGCAGCTTTAACAACATCCCGGTGATCGATAACAGCGGCAATGGGCGCAATCAGATTTCCCACTGGAACGTGAACTACACGCCGGCCTTCACCTCTGGCGGCACGCAGCCATCGCTTGGGAACGGTGTTCTGAACGGGCGCTGGTCTCGCCAAGGCAATCGGGTTGCCGTTGTCATTGAGTTGACCGTCGGCGGCACCACGTCGCTGGGCACTGGAGATCTTCGCTTCAGCCTTCCGACACAAGCCCCCAATACGCACGAACTGAACCAAATCTGCGGGGTCGCAGCACTCGTGCGCAGTGGCACCTTCTACTCGGCGGTATGCATCGTGCCGCCCCTTACCCAATACGTGACGATGGCGCGCGATACGACTGGCTCTGTCATCGCAACTTCGCCAGGCACATCGGCGGTCGGCGATACATACCGATTGGAGTTCGAATACACGGTCGGCGTCTGAAGTAGTTAGATCCGGGGGAAGTCATGGAAGCAGTACAGGGCAAGCGAAAATGGTTCGACACCACGATCAGCCTTCAGTGGCTGGTCGGTGCCGCAATCAGCGCCATTGCGGCGGCGGGAGCTACGGCTGCCGTTTGGTTCAGCCTGGTCGGCAGGGTCCAAGCGCTGGAGTTGAAGGACATCGACCATGCTGCGCACTTTTCGCGCATCGAGGCGGATTTACGGCAGCAGCGCGCGGACGTGAAGGAGCAACTGAACGGGATCGGGCAGGACGTGAAGGAGATTCGCGGCTACCTGATGGACAACGCGGCTGGAAATCGGCCAGACATGCGGAGGTGGTCGCGATGAACTGGAAACTTGGTCTTGCTGATAACTGGCGCCAGCTTCACAAGAAAGGGACGGTCATCTTCGGATGGCTGTTCACCGTGTTCATGGGCTTCGGCCCGCTACTGGTACAGACGTGGAACACGATGCCGCCCGAGATGAAGGCGGTGATCCCGCAGAACTTCCAGCAGTGGATCGCCTATACCATGTTCGGGCTGACGTTCATTTCTCTGCGGTACACGTCGGTCAGGAAGAAGGAGGATGACGATGCTGGCGCATGATTTCGTGCGTGGCCCGCTGGCCGATGCGTTGGCGCTCCTTCCGTCGGGCATGGATACGCCACAAGCTCGGGTGATGGTGGTGGCCATCTGTCTGCAAGAATCAGGGCTGGAGCATCGGCGCCAGCTTGGAAACGGTCCAGCTCGTGGCTTTGCACAGTTCGAGCTGGGCACGCGACAGTCGCGCGGCGGCGTCTGGGGAGTCTATCTCCACGACGCCAGCCGCTTCTGGCTGGACAAGCTTTGCGCCGCCCGGGGCGTCCAATTCCTGCCGGACTCTATCTGGCGCGCACTGGAGACGGATGATGTGCTGGCTGCGGGTGTGGCTCGGCTGCTGCTGTTCACAGACCCGAAACGGCTGCCAGCCATGGATGACGCGGATGGTGCGTGGGGCTTGTACTTGCGCACTTGGCGCCCTGGGAAGCCACGGCCTGAATCGTGGCCAGCAAACCATTCTGTCGCGCGCCTGGAGGTTATTCGATGATCGCTACACTTATATCCATGCTGTCGGACGCGTGGCCGGCGCTGCTGGCCGGGCTGCTGGCAATCGGCAGCCTCCTGTGGGGCTGGGCGCGCAACCAGCAGGCCAAGACTGCGACAGCCGAGGCCAAGCAGAAGGAAGCCGAAGCTGCCGCCAAGGTGGCGATCATCCAGAAGTCCGAAGCGGACGCAAATGCCGCAGCCGCGCAGGAGGGCGGCGCCGCGGTGAAGGAGAGAACAGATGCCGAAAACAGGATTGCTGCTGGCCCTTCTGGCGAGTCTTCTCGCATCCTGCGGGACGAATGGAGCCGCGACGACTGAACCGGAACCGCAGATCATCACCAGGACCCGGATTGTCGATACAGGTTGCGACTGGGCCAAGCCCATCATGGTCAGCAAGGCCGACGTCTTGACAGATGGCACCGCTGACCAGATTCGCGCCCACAACGAGACAGGCTCCAAGCGTTGCAACTGGAAGCCGAAATCTCAGCCGGCGTCGAGCGTCTCGTCCAAGTAAAGCACGTGGTCGCGTACGAAGCTTGGACGCAGATGGCCAGAGTCCTTATAGATCGGTTCGCCGTTTGCTGTGACTGACGGACATATCTTCTTGTCGCACAGGTGTTCCAACGGGTCGATGATCGTGGCGCCACCGCGGCGCCCGGCGTCGATCAGTTGGGCCCGCAGATTTCCCACCTGGTTGTACCAGGAGTGCAGGTAGTAGCCGACTGGCAGGCCGTCGCGATCAACATTGAAGCCGATAGGGTAGAGCGAACGCTTCACCATGAACTTCGGGTCGACCTTCTGCCCATTCGGGATCGTCAGGACTAGATATACCTTCTTTCCTGACTTCACCAGCCCTTCGATCATCGCCGCCAGCGAGTCCATCGATTGTGCCGTTCCGAGAGAATTCGGCGCCAGTCGTTCGGGCTTTCCACCAGTCTCATACTGGTAGAAGTTGCCCATCACGTAGTAGACGTCCCACAGCGCGCCGATCACCACCGTGGTGACCTCTGGTCTTGCAGCGTACTCCAGCGAAGTATTCAGAGAATGTCCGCATTGCGGGTGGTCCTTATCCGTTACATTCGGAATCGGTGGACAACCTGGCGCCGTGGCAAACACCGCCGTATTCACCTTCCCGGATTGCTGGCTGACAAGCTGGTTGATCCGCGGCCCGTACTGTTCCATGTTGCTGTCGCCAAGGAATAGCGTGGTCTCCGGACTGCCGCTATCGCTCACGAACAGCACCTTCTTCTGGAACTCCACCTGTTTCATTTCCTTGCTGGGGAAATCCCACTCGCCGGCAGCCGCCATGATCTTCTCCAGTCCGGCCGATTTGGAGTAGGGCACGATGCGCTGTTCGGAGATTAGATAGCCAGTGCCCGCCACCGCGACCATGGCGGTGCAAAGCAGAGCGACCTTCATGCGCGGGAAAGCGCCGAAGCGAAGTGGCTTCTCTATTCGTGCCGTCAGCCAGGCGAGAACAAAGGCCAGCGCCACGGCACCGGCGCGGACAGCATCTGAGGGCGTGTCGCCATAGACCAGACGGGCGAAAACCAGCAAAGGCCAGTGCCACAGATACAGCTGGAAGCTGATCAGACCGATTCTGCGCATTGGCAAGCTGCCCAGGACGTAGCGATTTAGCCATGCGTCGGGACCGGCCGCAATCGACAGCGCCGCGCCGCCGATAGGCAGCAGCGCCCACCAGCCGGGGAAATAGTCTTCGGCGCGCACAAGCGCCACGGCAGCGAACAACAGGCCGATACCGGCGACCGACAGCAGCTCGGACAGCGCGCGCGACATCTTCAGGCGCCAATGGTGCAGCGTCACGTACGCCAGCAGGCTGCCAGACAGCAGTTCCCAGAAACGTGTATCCGGCAGATAGAAGGTCCGCGTCCGGTCAAGATGGACGGTGTCGATGTTCAGGAAAAACGAGGCGCCCAACACCAAAAGCGTCACCATAAGAAGATTGGCGCGCAGTCGATACCCCAGCCAGAGTAGGAGCGGCCATACCATGTAGAACTGTTCCTCGATCCCCAGCGACCAGAGATGCAGCAATGGCTTTAGTTCGGCTTTGGTGTCGAAGTAACCGGCCTGCTGCCACAGCTGGAAGTTGGCAAGGAACGATGCTCCGCCCAGCACGCTGTCACCCAGCGACGTGTATTCGTCTGTCAGCAGGATGCCCCAGCCAAACGCTAGGCAGGCGCCCAGCACGATGACCAGAGCCGGGAAGATCCGGCGCACGCGGCGCGCGTAGAAGTCGCCAAACGAGAACGAACCCTGCTCCAGGCCCTTGAACAGGATGGTGGAGATCAGGAAGCCCGAGATGACGAAGAAGATGTCGACGCCGACGAACCCGCCCGGCAACCAGTCCGGGAAAGCATGGAATGCCACCACGACCAGCACTGCCACGGCGCGCAGGCCATCAATATCGTCGCGGTATGGGGGATGAGCAATTGTGGTGGGATTGGCGTATTTCATCCGAATCGTGTCAATTTTGAAACGTCCGCGATGATGCCACAGGGCGCCGTTAAGTTGAATGGACAACTGTTCAGATATACAGTGCTCCGATGTCGACCGGCTTCCAACCTCCAGCCCCGCCCATGCCTTCCTATGTGATCTCCAAGGAATGGGCATGCCGTACCTGTTCGCGCCTCAAGATCACTATGGCGCAGGAATATCCCCACCCCAGGATGCGTCTGGACTGCCAACTTGGGAATCCGTGTCCGCTGAAAGGGTGCGACGACTGGCAGCGGGAAATGGGGGTGGATTGACCGTTTATAACAGGCATCTAACCCATTGATTTATATAGGGCTGATTAGGGCGCTTTACGGGTGTGCGAACCCATATAAAAAGGCACTTAACCTCTTGATATAAAAGGGGAAAGCGCCTGTCTTTCGAGCCTAAGGTCGCTGCATGCACTATCGCCCGCCAGCCATTGATTTACCGTGGGGTGTTCAACAGGTGTTCAAAATACGATCAAAATTCGCGTGTGGCGTGAAGTTCGGACTTGGCACGTAGGTAGGCGGCATGAGCCTCTTCTGGAGTCTGGAAAAGCCCCAAGTACCGTTGCTTTTTGCCGGCCATAATTTGAGCTACCCAACGGTCGCAATCCTTGTGCTTGAAGACTCCCTGGAACCCCGAAATGTTGTCCGAACGCGCTCGGTGTCTGTTCTGTTGGTTCACTTCCTTGGACACGTCACGGAGGTTTGCAATGCGGTTATCGGAGCGATTGCCATTGATGTGGTCAATTTCATTTTCAGGGAATGACCCGTATGCGATTGCCCATGCAAGTCGGTGTGCCTGCCAATACTGAGAGTCAATCTTGATGACGCGGTACCCCTGTCTGCAGATGCGACCAGCGCTACGGCCTGCCTTGACTGTTCCGCGACTCACCAGCCATGTGAACTCGCCAGTTTCTACGTCGTATCCGATCATTCCGCGTAGGCGGGTAATATCAAGTTCTTTAGCCATGGGCCACCTTCACTCGAATTGGTGCAATCCCTCGGGGATTGGCGTAGATATCTGCAGTTTGATCACTTTGATGCCCTAAGAGGGCTTTAGTATCGACCCCGGTTTGTTCCATGTAGGTCCGCTTCGCCAGGCTCCGTAGCTCGTGAAAGGTGGGGGCGGTATCCCCAACCAGCCCTGCCAGCACCCGAGCCTTGGCGAATGACTTCGAAATGGTGTCGAGGTCGACTGGAGCCCCGCTCGGGGCGCCGGTGTATGGGCGAATATGGTGGATCAGGTGCTTGCTGACTACGCCGGTCGTCTTGCACTTGGCGATCACATCGGCCAGCGACAGGCCAATGGCATCCATCCGCAGGGCCAAAGGGATCTCTATCACAACGTCGGTCTTCGATCGCTGCAGCACCAGATAATCACCGACCACATTCGACCGCTGCAGGCCAGCGATTGTCGAACGGTCCTGCCCGGTGATTAGTGCCAGAAGCATGGCGTTCGGCAGCCAGGCGGCTACCTCGGGCGCCTTGTCCAGGATCTTCTGGAACTGCTCCATCGACAGCCGCTGGCGCTTGACCTTCACTTTGACCTTCTCGGTCACGGCGGCAGGGTTGGTCTGCATCCAGCCGAGCGCTACGCCTTTTGTGCATGCGGCGAAGATTCGGCTGCGGATGGCCTGAGCCCAACGGTTCTTCCCGCGAGCCTTGATACCTTCGAGCATATCGGCGATGTGCTTGGTGGTCAGGTCCTCGCATAGGATGCTGCCAATTTCTGCCTTGATCGTTCGATCGTAGTCTGCCCGCGCCTTCAGCGTGTTGGCCTTCAGACCCTCGGTCGGCATCTTGTCGAGCAGGTCGGACACCGTCTCGCGGCCCGATTCTAGCCGCTCTGCCAACGACTTGCGGGCTATCCCGCGCTCTGCCACGAGATTCGCCTGTTGCGCCTCGTGGATGGCTTCGGCTGCCGTCACCCGGCCGATGATGTGGGTCTTGCCGTCGCGCGGATCGCGCCACGTGAAATATCCTGGCCTCGGCTCATGGAGATTTGGCGGGTAGTGTGCGCGCTTGCGGATGCGAGGTCTGGCGGCCATGGTCTATTGGGGGATGCGGCTGGCAAGGGAAGGGCGTGCGATGCCATTCTGGAAGATGGCGGTTTCCTCGACATAGTAGGCCCGGCCGACCTTGACCGGGGTGGGATAGATCTTGCCATCCCGCGCCCACGTGCGAACGGTCTTCACTGCCGGCGCCGGATCGAAGTTCTTTTCGGCCCACTTCTCAAGGCTGATTTTCATCTCGTTGCTCCAGGTTCCAATGCTTGCGCGTGAGCGCGATGATGCGTTCTGCTGCGGCTTCCATTCAGTCTTTGTTCAGTGCTCGGATGGCGTCGGCGCAAAGCTCAGCGCCGCCAGCGTGGTACGGAGAATCCGCATCGTTCTCCTGCATGATGCGATCACATTCCTTGGCCGCATCTTCAAGCGCCTGCTTGCGCGAGGCTTGCCATGCGGCGTTCCAAGCCAATTCTGCTTCCTGAGTCATTCCATCGACATAGTTCTCAGGTGCCTCAAAATCACGCTCGAGGCATAGGCCATTGGCTCCGGCCCACTTCTCAAATTCCTCGTTCACGTTTTCTCTCCGATGGCTGCGGCTGCGCGGACGATGGCGCGGCGGGTGGCGGCCTCAAGCGATGCGCCGTTATCTGCGGCTTGTTCGATGGCAAGGCTTCGGCGGTACACGTAACCACGGACTTCAACGCACGGCGTCTCCCGAAGTGGCTCCTGCCGATACACATCAACGTTGAGGCCCAGCTTCACAGCCAGCCGCAGCGCATCGCCGTCGTCATTCAGCGGATCCCACAATCGCCCGCGCGCACTGCTCCAAGGATCGCCGGCAAATGAGCGCTCCTGACCAGCCGCCCGCGCCGCCAGCACCAGCATCTCTCTATCGTTCATCCCATTCCCCATTTATCAGCGCCGAATAAACGGCGGTAGAGCGGTTAGGCATCAGCGTTCGAGAAGATGCCATGCTGTTGCAGCCACTCTTGATACCTGGCCGTTTCCAATGGCTTTAATGCGGTGTGCCCGATTGGCCATCCCATCAACCACTCGACCCACTCCGGGTTCAACTGGCCACCGTCTGATGCCATAACTGCGTGGTCGATCCGATCGTTCGATCGGCTCTTGCCGTCCTTCCGAACCAATGCTGCCGGCGAAGATCCCTTGCTCGCGCTCGCGCACGGCGTCGGCCAGAGCTTCACTGCTGAAGCCAACCCCATTCCGCTGTTCGCACTCGCTCCCGGCCTGTTGTAATTCCCGCAAACCGTTGGCGTGGGCCACAATCCAGATTCGTTCCCGAAGGTGGGGAGCGCCAACGTCGGCCGCAGATATGACACCCCATTCCGCATCGAACCCCATCTCGGCCAAGTCTCCGAGAACTCTGGAAAGTCCCCGAGAAGTGAGCATTGGGGAGTTCTCCACTTCGACTCGGCGGGGTCGTACTTCGCGAATGATGCGCGCCATTTCTGTCCAGAGTCCGCTTCGCTCGCCGTCAAGGCCATCGCCGGTTCCTGCTGCACTGATGTCCTGGCACGGAAACCCGCCAGCCACGACGTCAGCAATTCCGTGCCAAGGTCTTCCGTCAAAGGTTCGAACGTCATTCCAAATCGGGAATGGAGGAAAGGTGCCATCGTTTTGCCTAGCGACAAGGACGGCTTGGGCGTAGGGATCAAACTCAACGGCGCATACGCATCGACGTCCGAGCAGTTGACCTGCAAGGATGCCTCCACCAGCGCCCGCGAAAAGATGAAGCTCATTCATGCCCCTCCCTCCGCCCGTCCAGCGAAGCGCGGGCTGCGTCGATGGCTTCGTCAAATGTGGTTCCTCGCAACTCGAAGCCGAAAAGCCAGTTCGGCTTGCCGTGCACGTATGCTTGACACCTGATGGCTGTTTCACGAAGCCAGCGATAGCGCGACGCGTCTTGCGTAGCCTCCCCGCTGCCAGGCTGGCTACCTGCATAGATCGGCCACACGGGGTTGTTAGTCTGCGGGCGTTCTGCCTGCCAATGCCATCGCGTGGAATGCATCATTCCGTTGACGATGCTGCGTAGATCAGCGCCGCGGCATGATTCTTCAGCTTCGAACCATGCAAGTGGCGGCTCGCTGCCAGGCTGGCTGGCGCGCTCCAGTTCGGTTTCGAGTTCGCGGATGCGGGCGATCAGAGCCGGAAATGAGTGCATCGCCTTCAGCATGTTCAGCGCAAAATCCGGATGATCGGCTTTCGTCTCATACGCCTTCTCCAGCTCGTCCAAATCCAGTTTCTCAGCCATTGTTCCCGCCCTCCGGTTCGGTGCGCGCACTCAGGCTATCGCCGCGCAACTGGCGCATGACGATGCTTTGGCTACAGTCGATTCCCTTCTCCCGGCAGTACCGAGACAGGCCGATCATGTACGAGTCGATGTTTGCGCCTGCTTTCGCGCACAACGTCGCCATAATCATTTCGAGACCCGCGCTTGGTTGCAGCAGGGTCGTGCGCCCGCGCTCCCCTTTGTCGTACTCGACAAGGGCCAGAAGCGACATTCCGTGCGCCTCACACTTCTTCGACACCTCGCGCAGCATGGGTGCTATTTCGTCGTCGTAGAACTTTTCGTTATCACTCGCCACGATCCGCCCCCTGTTGCCGCTCGCGCTGGAGGGCAGCGTCAACAAATGCATCAAGCTCATCGCCTTCGTACAGTTCGCGCGAAACGCTGTATTGCGGCAAATCTTCCGGCCGACATGCACGCAGCCACCGATACCGCTCCGCATCCCTCTTGTCCGCCTCGCTCGCCGCGTCTGCCGGGTTGGCGTCAGGGTGATCCGGGTTGCATGCCACGCAGCCATCGCCAACCAATTTCTGCGTCATCGTGCATTTGCAAACATGTTCAGGCACTGCCGGGGTGGCGGATTGCTGGCGCGTCATACGCTCGACTTCAGCCTGAAATGGCGAACGGTTGCGTTGCGCCTCATCGAACTTGTGCCGCAGTCCTTCATAGTCCGCCTGCGCAGCGGGTGCCGGATTCAGATGCACACTCAGACAGTCCTGCCAGCCTTGGATGTAGTCCGGGCTTGGCGTTTGTTTCGGCGCTGGTGCGGCTATGGCGCCAATCATTTGCCGGTAAAGTTGCGCATGCCGGCGCTTGGAGTAGTTGTTCCAGCTTCCCGGAGACATGCCGGGGCCGCGCGTTGCTTCGAGCATTTCATCCGTTGCTTCCAGTGGCGCCATTACGAAGCCTTGCGCCACCCCCTCCCCCTTGCGGGCATCCGCAGAATGGGCGGCGAGGATGGCGCGGCGATTCCAGGCATCTACAGCCTTACGAATGGCTTCATCTTCTGATGAGTCCATATACTGCGGCGCAAACGTCGTATCGCAGTGATTGCAACAGATGCTCGCGACATAGCTGTTGTATTCAACCTGTTCAATCTCGGGGTCTTCCGGTTGCCCTCCGCAGAACGGACACGCTTCAAGCCGGTATTTCTCAGAAGCTCGGTTTTGCGCAGCAGCAATAGAAGCCTCTACGATAGCTTTGAATCCCGCTCGATAACCGTCAGTCATTTCACACCTCCAGAGTTAAGAACTTTCCGTAGGACGTTTGCGGCATAAGAAGCACCCCAGCCATTTACCAAAGCAACGCGCACTTGCTCTACAGCTTCGTCCAATAGCTCACTAGTCAGGCGGCATTCGTCTTCAGCGGGAACTTCTTCCGCAGGAAACTCCATCACTGGAAATGCTTTGTCTTGGGGAATCCAGCGGCCATCCCATGTCTGCACGAAATACCCCGCCTCCCCATTGCGGGCATCCGCAGAATGGGCGGCGAGGACTTCACGCTCTACGGCGCGCGCATATCGGATAATTCTCCCCTTTTCTTCGTGGCCGATTTCATGCCACAGTTCCCCAAGTCTTTCCTCCGTCAGCACCGCTTGGCGTGCATCCGCAGAATGGGCGGCGAGGGTTTCCATCACGATCTCTACAGCCATGCGTACATTCAGCATGGCGCCGTTGATAGCTTTCGCTGCAAATGCTTCACGCCATTGGTGTTCCGTCAGCCCAGCTTGGCGTGCGTTGTCTTGGCTCATGCTTGCTCCTTGGATTTGGCGAGGATGGCGCGGGTTAGGTTTCGCATGTCGCTCGTAACCCTGTCATTGGATCGACCATCGTTGTAAGTGACGTAGTGGCGTGCATAGCCGCTCAGATGTTCCTGAATCAGCGGTGCTACGAATTCCTCGATCTCCGCATCGCTCAACTCCCCCTTCGCAGCGCCCAACGCTTCCGGGGCGGCGTTCTGCGATGCCTTGTAGCAGTCCCTGCAATGTCCGTCACAAGGTGACTTGACGCACGGGAACTCTGAAGACACCTCGTAGCGGACATAAGCGCCGAATTGCGATTCCTTCATTTCGCGAGCATCGAAGTCCGGGAAATACCGTTTCGGCAACGCTGCCGGGGCGGGGCGGGCGGCTTCTACGACGCGCTTTACAGCTAGAGGCAGCCCATCAATTGTCGCGGACGTATCAGAGCCAATCGCAGCCGCGCATTGATGAATGCACATGGCTTGACGATGAGTGGACATGACCGCTTCGTGCAATTGATGCTGCAACCCTTCGATTTGCAGGGCGGCCCATTCCATTGTTGAAGCTGCTTCGATGCAATCACGGTTAGCCGCGCCCTGATTGTCTTCAATCATGCGGATAGCGCGTGCATAGCTGCGTAGATCTGAAACCGTAGGCGCTGCGCTCAACGCCTCGCGCGCCTCAATGTCTCGCTGGTCCTGCGGTTTCGTGGTCATGTTGCGTTCTCCATCATCCATTGCGCGGCCACATCGCAGTGCGGCACCCATGTCTTCTTCCACGCTTCGTGCTTGCGCCAGGCTCGTTCCATGTCTTCATGTTCGTCCTTGACGCGGCCGCACGTCATTTCCTTCGCAACGTCGGGCCGGTTACCTACGCGGAACATCCTGACTGGCTTAGGACATCCTTCCGAGCGAACAAACTTGTGGACGTAGATCTCTCTCGATTTGTGAAGGTCGCGCATCCACTTTTTGACCGAGTAGTAGTTCTTCCCGATCATGTCCGCCACTTGCACGACGGTAGCGCCATCCATCACTTGAAGGGCTGCAAGGCATTGCTCCTTGTGGAACACCACGTCCTTCTTGTGCTTCTCCGTTCTGTCGCCGATCATGCCGCGCTCCTGGCATCGGCCTCCGCTGCTCGCTGCATTGCTTCGAGCTCATCATTGCGCCGGCGAAGTGCCCTGATTTCTTCCGCAGCGTCGCGGCGCATCTGCCGCTCGTCGCTGTGCAGCCAGTAGCTCGGTTCAAACTCAAGCTTTTGTAGGATGTCCATGACAACCTCACTTCGTGTAAAAGAGCCGGTCGGACGTGGGACGTAAGAACCGGCAACGGGGGGTTCAGACTGTTCGTGCTTCGGTGCGACGCGACGATTCCAGGGTGCGCCAGACTTCGATCTTGGCTTGCGCGGCGATCATCATCCAGCGCAGCTCTTCCTCGGTAGCCACTGCTTCCTTCAGGCCTTCCAAGTGCTCGATGTAGCCGGCATCGGCATATGCTTCGCGCTCCTGGGCGCTGACAGCGTTGTGGCCATTTGCCTCGGCCTGCTTCATCAGCAGCGACTTCTTGCTCTTGCGAAACTCTTCCAGGTACACGCGGTTAGCCTTGGCTTGCGCGTAACCCGGTGCGTTGTCTCGAATGAAGTCCAAGCACCGGAAGACGTTGATTTCTGCGTCGTCGCTCATTTGATCTCCAGTCTGTCGCGCTTGACGATTCGGGCGCCCGGTACCTCAGTGCCAGCCTTGATCGCCTTCTTGATCTCAGCCTTGCTCGGCTTCGGCTCAGGCGGCTTCGGCTTCGACATGTAGGCCTGCGGAATCTGCTTCTCGTCAAAAACATCCACGGCTTCGTCACGGTCGACGTAGAGCTTTGCCTTGAACGTGCCATCGTTGGCGCTGATCTCGTGCGTGCCGGTGCGCTTCATGTTGAAGGCCAGATACTCACGAAGCTTCTCCTGCTTGCGGACCAGCACAGCCTTGTAGGCTGCGATCTTGGCTTCGTGCTGCTCGATAGCCTGGATCTCGGCGTCACGGTTCAGGATGTAGGCCGCCACATTGGCGCATTTGTCCTTCATCGCCGACAGGGCGCCTACCAGATCCGCGCTTAGTTCACCCGTTTCCGGGTCGTATGCCTCGTCGCTGGACAGCAGTCGCTCTACTTCGTCGGACAGGGAATACAGGCTCAGGGGACTCATGCTGCCTCCATGGTGGCTTCGATTTCAGCCTTGCGGGTGTCGTAGAACTTCTTCAGTTCCAATCGCTGATCCGCCGTAGCCGCCTTGTAGAGCGCGCCAAAAACGTTCTTCAGGAAGTCCAAATCGGCGCTTTCCTTGATGGCCGTAGCTGCATCGTCCATGTTCACCGCTGCCTTCGGCTCTGCTTTGGGGCGTGCGGCTACCTCGTGTGTAGTCGCGTCGGCGTCGTTGTCCCCTTCGGTTGGGATGCAGAACGTCTGAAAGGCGGCATACTTGTAGGCGGCGCTCATAGCCTTGTTGGTGGCCTTGTCGGCGCTGTCCATCGCCTCACCGAACGTGCGCACCGTGTGCTTGCTTCCGTCCTCGGCGCTGACAAAATCGAACTCAGCTTCGACCGTCACATAGAACAGCGTGCCACCCTTCATCGTCTGGCGCTCAACTACCTCACGACCTACCATGCGAGGCAAAATCACCAGGTTATGGGCTGCCAGCATCGGAGCAAGAGCGTTGTACACGTCATCAATGCCTCGGAACTGGTAACCTTGCTGCTGGTTCTTCCGATTTTTCGAGATGCCTTCCTTCGACATCTGACCGGCAATTGCCGCAATCGCTTGATAGACTTTCATCGCTAATCCCCTTCATGATCTGAGCCTGTTTCTCGTACCAGGCTAATGTTTCGGCGGCCTGCCATTCCTCCTGCTGGCCGCACTGCGCCCACCACTCGTGCGGGTCCATGTCACTTCAGCCCGCCCACAGCGACGTAGGCGAACGCTCGGGCCACGCGCTCAGGCACATGGCCGGTGGAGATCGGCGTACGCGGACCCTTGATTCCGTTGATCGCGTTGTCGATCTTGGCGCGCAGCAGTTCGGAGATAACCCGTGCGCAGCGGTGGGCGTAGTCCGCGTCGATGCGCTCTTGGTGCGTCAGGCGGATGCCGGTGGAGACGTGCCTGAGATCGGTCATTTTCGGAATCATTTGCGGTCCCCAAACAACTTGTCGTTCATCACAACCGCACCGATCACGATTGCGGTCAGGCATACGGCGTAGTAGGCGGCGGCGAAGATCACGATTCGTCCTCAACCTTCGAAAACTTGTGGTCTTCATCAAGCTCGTACGTCACGTTGGGCTCGATGCCGTTCTCACCGATGTAGGCAACCTCCAGACGGAAGCGTTTGGCATCGTCATCCCACCAGGCCAAGGCAATGCAGCCATCCTCACCAGCAGACGCCTTGCAATTGAGGCCGGATGCGACAGCGATAGATTTCTTGCCCGAGGCAGCCAGCTTCGAGGAGTTGCCCGAGGCAGCCAGCTTCGAGGAGTTGCCCGAGGCAGCCAGATTCGAGTAGTCGCCCGAGGCAGCCAGATTCGAGTAGTCGCCCGAGGCAGCCAGATTCGAGGAGTCGCCCGAGGCAGCCAGATTC